TTTCGTCGTTCCCGAGGCAGGTGACCCGCATGTCGGTCACCCTCGACCCCTTCGAACTCGCAGCCCGCACCTTCGAAACCCCCACCCGCCAATGGACCACCCCCGGCGAACTCGCCCAAACCATCGACCCCCGCACCATCCAAACCCCGGCACTCGACCTCATCGACCAAGCACTCGTCGACGTCCTCGACCAGCCCGACGGCCGCCTCATCATCAGCATGCCCCCACAAGAGGGCAAATCCACCCGAGCCAGCCAAATCTTCCCCATCTGGGCACTCACCCAAAACCCCAGCCTCCGCATCGTCACCGGCTCCTACGCCCAAGGACTCGCCAACCGCAACGGCCGCACCGTCCGCAACACCATCACCGCCCACCCCGAACTCGGACTCACCATCGCCACCGACAACGGCGCCGCATCCGAATGGGAAATCGCCGGACACGGCGGCGGGATGCTTTCCGTCGGCCGCGGCGCAGGCGTCACCGGCCGCGCAGCAGACGTCCTCATCATCGACGACCCCCTCAAGGACCGCGCCGAAGCCGACTCCCAGGTCATCCGAGACACCTGCTGGGACTGGTGGACCGATGCCCTGTCCGCCCGCCTCTCCCCCGGCGCGCCTGTCATCCTCATCCTCACGCGCTGGCACGAAGACGACCTCGCAGCCCGCCTCATCGAGCAGGACGCGCACGCCGGCTGGCGGGTCATCAACATCCCCGCGCAGGCCGACCACAACCCCGCCGAGGGCGAGACCGACCCGCTGGGCCGCGAGCCGGGCGAGTACATGGTCTCCGCGCGTGGACGCAGCTACTCGCAGTGGGAGTTGCGGCGCAAGACGGCCGGGTCGCGCACGTGGGCGTCGCTGTACCAGGGGCGTCCGTCGCCTGGCGAGGGCGACATCCTCAAGCGCGACTGGTGGCGCCGCTACGAGACCCCACAGCACCTGGTCCGCAACGACGGCTCCTGCATCGTCACCGACTACGACGACATGCTCCTCTCCTGGGACCTCACGTTCAAGGACACCAAGAGCAGCGACTACGTCGTCGGCCAGGTGTGGATGCGTCGCGACGCCGACGCCATCCTGCTCGATCAAGTCCGAGCCCGGATGGACTTCCCGACCACACTCGCAGCCGTCCGGGCGTTGGCCGCGAAGTGGCCGCAAGCCACTCTCAAGCTCATCGAGGACAAGGCCAACGGGCCCGCTGTGATCGCATCGCTGTCGCGGAGCGTCCCAGGGATCGTGCCCGAGGAGCCTCAAGGTTCGAAGGAAGCCAGAGCGTCCGCCGTCTCACCGCTGATCGAAGCCGGCAACGTCTGGATCCCCGCCTCGGAACTGGCGCCTTGGGTCGACGACCTCATCGAGGAAGCTGCATCGTTCCCCGCAGGCAAACACGACGACCAAGTCGACGCCCTCAGCCAAGGCCTCAACCGGATCCTGCTGCAGCCCCTCGTCGACGGGTCGCTCCTGCTCGAAGCGGACGACCTCGACGAAGAACTCGCCGACTACCGGCCCGTCCTCATCTGACCCGATTTCGGAGGTGAACGCATGACCGTCGCGCTCACCGAGGACCAGACCGGACTGACCCCCGACGAGGAACGACAGCTCGTCGAAGCGTTCGGTGCTCTCGCGCACGAGCTCGAGATCATGCAGGAGTCGTTCGCCGACCTCGAGCAGCTGCACGCCGAGGACCAGGGCTGGGCTCGCATGGGCTTCGCCGCGGACATGACGTTCACCCGTCAGGGACTGCGAGACGCCGCGAAGCGTGCACGGTTCATGCTCATCGCCAACCCGCTCCTCAAGCGTGGCGTCGCCCTGCGCACCGCCTACGTGTGGGCGCGTGGCGTGCAGATCCAGGCCCGAGCGACCGGCAGCAACACTGCCAACCCGCTTGAGCAGGACGTGAACACCGTCGTGCAGGCGTTCCTCGACAACCCGGACACCCGCAAGGTGCTCACCGGGGCCAGCGCGCGTGAACGCAACGACCGCACCCTCGCGACGGACGGCACCCTGCACGTCGCGCTCGTCACGAACCCCCTCACCGGCGACGTGCGACCCCGCATCGTCCCCAACGACGAGATCGACGACGTCATCACCTCGGGGCAGGACCGCATCGACCGCTGGTTCTACGTCCGCTCGTGGACCCAGGTCGTCACCGAACCGCTCTACGGCGGCGGATTCCGCAAGCGTTCCGAGGTCCGCAAGGTGCTCTACCCGGCACTGGACTACAAGCCAGCCACCCGCCCGGCAACCGTCGCCGGCATCCCAGTCGCCTGGGACTCTCCCGTCGCCGAGGTCAACGTCAACGACCTCGAAGGGTGGGACTTCGGCATCGGCGACCTTTACGCCTCGATCCCCTGGGCGAAGGCGTACAGCGAATTCCTCACCGACTGGGCCCGGCTCGTCAAGGCGCTGTCGCGGTTCGCGTTCCGAGCGACCTCCGACAAGACCGGCAAGGCACGCCAGGCGGCCGCATCGCAGCGCGCCGCCGATGCCCGCAGCGTCGTCGACGGAACCGGCATCCCCGGCCCCCGATCTTCAACAGCCGGCGGCACGGTGCACCTGGGCCCCGGACAGAACCTCGAGGCCATCCCCACGACCGGCGCGACGATCGACAGCGAGTCCGGCAAGCCTCTGGCCGCGATGATCGCCTCCGGCCTCGAGGTGCCCGTCACGATGCTGCTGACCGACCCGGGCGTCTCCGGGGCACGCGCAACAGCAGAGACGCTCGACACGCCCACCGAGAACATGGCCAACCTGCGTCGCGAGGTCTGGGCCGAGTTCTACACCCGAATCCTGGGGCACGTCATCGACGCGTCCGCAAAGGCGCCGCAGGGCAGCCTGCGACGCAAGAGCCTGACCCGAGACAAGGTCACCGGGCGCGAGACCGTCACCTTGGCCGGCGACACCGACCGGACCATCGAGATCGTCTGGCCCGACCTCACCGAGACGTCCCTCAAGGATCTCGTCGACGCGATCGTGGCCGCCGACGACACCGGCAAGATGCCCGAGATCGAGACCATGAAGCTGCTACTGAACGCGTTCAACATCCGCGACATGGACGAGCTGATCGAGAAGGCCACCGACGCGGACGGCAACTGGATCGACCGAGCCGTGTCAGCCGGCCAGGCTGCGGCCAACGCGTTCCGCCGCGGCGAAGACCCCGCTTCCACGCTGGCCTGAGCGATGGCCTGGTCCTCGGAGTCCGATCAGATCCTGGCGCAGATGCGCGAGCAACTCGCCCGCATCACCGATGTCCACACCCGCGAGCAGACAGCCTTGTGGGTGCGGGCGTGGGACGACATCGCCCCCGAGTTGGAAGCGGCGCTCAACGAACTAGTGCTGCAAGCGACCGACGGGCGGCTGCGACGCAACGACCTGATCCGCTCCGCGCGGCTGCAGAACGCGCTTGAGGTCATCCAGGGCCGCCTCGCGTCGCTCGTCGACGGATCCTCGTCTGCGATCGTCGACGCTCTGGGTGACGTCATCGACTACGCCGGCGCCATGCAGGAACGTCTGATCGCGTCCCAACTGCCTCCCAGCGCGGCTAGCGAGATCACGGCCTGGTCGCGGGTGTCGCCCGCTGCGGTCGACACGATCGTCGCCCGGGCGTCGACGCAGATCACCAAGCTCTCCTACCCGCTCTCGGACGAGGCGACCGCTTCCATGCGGCGTCAGCTAGTTCGCGGCGTCGCCGTCGGCGAGAATCCCCGGGCGGTAGCCGCGCGGATGGTCAAGCAGACCGAGGGTCTGTTCAACGGCGGCCTTGGCCGTGCGCTGACGATCGCTCGTACCGAGATGCTCGACGCACACCGGGCAGCGGCCGCGCTCCAGGACCAAGCCAACGCCGACCTCCTCGCCGGATGGACGTGGATGGCGACCCTGTCGGCCCGCACCTGTCCCGCCTGCTGGAGCATGAACGGCCGCGAGTTCTCCCTGGACGAGCCAGGTCCGGAGGGGCACCAGAACTGCCGCTGCACGCGTGCACCTCGCACCAAGACGTGGCGCGAGCTCGGATTCGACCTCGACGAGCCAGCGTCCCTAGCACCCGACGCCGACAACGCCTTCCAGGCCCTGTCTCCCGTCGAGCAGCGCGAAGTGCTCGGCGGCCGCGGGTACGACGCCTGGCGTGCTGGCGACTTCCCCATGTCGCAGTGGGCCACCAAGCGTCGCACCGTCGGATGGCGCGACTCGTGGGTTCCTGCAGCGGCCCCCAGCCTGAACTAGCGGCCCTCGATCTGCGAAGGCTCGTAGGCCACTGCGGGACACCAACGGCAGCCGTACTCGATCCCCAGACCGGGAAACAGTCGTCCCGGCTCACTGACCGCGACTAGACGCTCAAGCGTGAACTCATGCCCCGGGCACTCGCCCGGGCCACCAACGTTCTCGGCGTCGACGCCCACCCGACCGAATCTACCTGCCGAAGGAGGCGTCCCGCTCATGTCCAAGACGATCCGCGAGACCGCCGCCCTGACCGCGTCCATCGCCAGCGACAGCAGCGATGGCCTCGACATCCAGATCATCACCCCCGGCTGGGGATCGTCCGGCTACTACGCCGAGAGCGTGCTCGAGGCCGCAGCCGAGGAGAAGGTGTTCCCGGCCGGCACGCACATGTACTTCGACCACCCCACCGCCACCGAGCGGCAGGAGCTGCCGGAACGGTCAACCCTGCGCCTGGGGGCGGTCCTCCGCGAGGACGCCACCTGGGACGGCACCCGTCTCGCCGCCAAGGCAGACCCGATCGCCCCGTACCGGGAGCTGCTCGAGGACACCGTGTTCCAGAAGGCAGTCGGAGTCTCGATCGTCGCGGCCGCCGAGGTGTCCGCCGGCGAGCAGGACGGTCGGACCGGGCCCATCATCGAACGCCTGGTCCCGTCCAACACGACCTCCGTCGACTTCGTCACCCACGCCGGCCGCGGCGGCGCGTTCGGGGCTGCGCTGGAGTCCGCTCAGCCGTCGATGGTGCTTGAGTCCGCAGTCCGCCGGGGCGTGTCCGAGGCGACAGTCAACGACCAGCGCGAAGCCCTGTCGAACCTGCTGCGCGACGCCTACAACGCTGACAACACGTGGGTGTGGCTGCGGGACTTCGACGACACCACCGCCTGGTTCGAGGTCGAGGACAACGACGGCGCCGCCGTCTGGCAGCAGACCTACACCAAGAGCGATGACGGCCTCGCCGACACCCTCACCGGAGACCGCACCGAAGTGCGCGTGTCCACCCAGTACGTCCCGGTCAGCCCGGCCGGGTCCACCACCCAGGAGTCCAAGGAGGACACCATGGCAACCACCCAGATCGAGGAGTCGGAGCTCTCCGGCCTCCGCGAGACGGCCGGCCGGGTGACGACGCTCGAGGCAGAGCGCGACACCGCGACCAAGACGGCCGAGGAGGCCGTGCGACGCGCGAACGTCGCCGAGGCACGCCTCGCTGCCGCGTCCGTCGCCCGCGCCCGCGTCATCGCCGAGAACGCCGACCTCGCATCCGCGACCGTCGACCGCGTCGTCGCCGAGGCGCTGCGGGAGGTCCCGCTCACCGAGAACGGCGAGCT